CCAAAGATGCCAGCCAAGGCTTCGCGCCCTGCCCATCGCGGGCTATCTGCCGCAATAGAAGCCTGCAACGTGCGGGGCTGATCCTGCCAGTCGTGAAACACCACAACCGCCGCCACATGCCCATCCCGCAACACCGCCGCCGCTTGGCATGGCCCAAATCCAGCCTCGCCCACATGCTCAATCCGGCGCCCGCACCATTGCGCCAAGGCTTCATTTTCGCGCGCATCGCGCGGCCAGAAAAGGGTCATAGCGCGGTCGCCTGGGCTGGTTCCATCAGCACGTCAAAAGCGCTAACGGCCAAAGTCGCGCCGGAACTCTGCATTTTCATTCGCACCGCCGCGCAACGCCCCAAAGCATGAACGCCAAGCCATTGTTGTGTCACCTGCTCGGCGTCCGCGCCCCACACATCAACATCCCAAACCGCCGAATTCCAAAGCGCCCCAAAGGCCGTAAAGTTGGTTGAGTCGGTTGGTTCCTTGTTGCCAAAATCCACATTAAGCGTAATGCGTGGCGATGGCAAACCATTGGAAATGAACGTTGGGCGCAGCATTGTAAAACGCTTCAACCCGCCCCGATCCTTGAAATACTGAAACGCGGTTTTCATATCTGACGCAATATCAGCGCCATTGTCAGATCCGCCTACATCAGCGCGAAAAACCCGCGTCGAACCGCCGAAATAAATTTCATTCCCCAACATAGACCATGAAAAAGCATTCTGCCCGGTAAAGCGGCACCACGCGCCCGTGATGGTGTTCATCACAAGTTGGACGCTTTGCGTTGCCGAAATCGGCACATTAAACAAGCCCCAGTTGCCAGCCGGATAGCTAATAGCCTGCCATCCAAAATTTGTCCTGTATGCCCGCACGTAAGTCGAAAATAATTCCCGAATGCGGTCAGTGATGGTAGCGGTATTTGCGGCGGCACGATCCACATTGATTGCCTGCAAAAGCGAAATCACCCCGTCATCAGTGATTAGCGCAGCATCGCCGCCGACCCTAAGAAAAGCCCGGTCGCCAATCGGCGCCCCCACCCGAAACACGCCAATCAAAGCCCATTCGGAAGCCGTGCCGGGATCAGTGCCTTGGTAAATCGCCACCTCGCCCTTGTCAGAAACAAAAGCCAGAAAGTCATCCGGCCCGCTGCCGGCATCCTGCGAAAGCGGAATAATTGCCTTCAGCCTGCCGCCCATGCGAAACACCGCGCCAAGCGGAAATGCAGTTGCATTGCCGGAAATGGCTTTTGTCGCAAGATACCACGCATTTGCGCTGTCTTTCTCAATCATCCAAAGCCGCTCTTTATGCGAAGTCAGGCCGATAATGCTGGATGAAGAAACGCTATTGATTGTTGGCGTTGACCACACGCTGCCATTATAGGATCGCATTGCATCGGCGCCATTGCAGCAAACAAGGAACGTCCCGCCAGACGTGGTTTTTACCACATGTTGCCAGCGCGCATTGGTCAATCCCGACACCACCGCCGCGCCGACCGCGCCAGGCGTAGTCACGTCATAAATGCCGCTGCCAGAAGCCGCGAAAAGGGTATTCGCGCTTCCGCTGGAATACTGCATCAGCGTCTCGACGTTGCCAGGCAAGCCCGTGACATGGCTTTGATGCCCGCGCCGTAGCAGCACGTCATTCCCGCGCGGAAACCAGTTATCAAGCGTGATAGCGTCCGCCGCGTCCATAGACGCCAGCGCATCGCGCGCATTCAAGCCTTGCACCGGGGGCGGAATAGACACAACCCGCGCCGTGCCTGCTGCCTGTTTGGTCGGACGGATCACAGCGGCCAAGACCCGTCTTGGATGCTCGGCACGCGCGGCGCCGGGTCATATTCACCACCCATGCTCACCGTGCGCTTGCCACCATCGCGGCCTATGGCTTGGTTCACTTGCGCCTGATATTCTTGCAATTCGTCAGCATAGGGCAAGCGGTTGCGCTTCAACCAGCGCCAGATAATGCCCAGCGTGATCAATTCTTCATTGAGCAACGCCGCGTTGCTATCCGCCGCCCAAGCATCAGCTTCGCCTAAGCCGTCGCTATTCGTGTCAACCCAAAACCGCGACACATACTCAAAGCGGATATTCTCGCCCGCTGGCGGGTTTGGAATGATCAGAAAGACGTTGCCACGTTGCCTGAAATGCAGCCACGGCGGCCCTACAAGCGAAGCCTTCAACTGCTGCCATTGTTGCGGATCAACCGGCCCGATTAGGCTCCGGTTTTGGGTGTAATTCCAAGCAGTCTCATTGATGAAACGGTCAAAATCAGCCGGGATTGCGCCCGGCTGCGCCTCTGCGGCAACTGTGGTGAAACTGCTTTCTTTGGTCAGGTTTTGCCATGCCACCCGCCGCGCCAATTCGCGCCCTTCTTGCGTGGCCAAGGCGCGCATAACGCGGATGTTGTCATCACCCGATGACATGACCGCGCTCGGCACTTGGATGCCCAGCCTATCGCAAGCCGCTTGAACCAGCGTGAGTAATGACATTTCCGCACCCCTTAACCAAGCGCCGCCGCAACGCCTTCCGGCCTTCGGGCGCGCTTTTTGTCGGCTTCCTTGGCCATTTCATCGGCCAATTCCAGCGCCTCGTTGCGCTCTTTCTCCAAGGCTTCCACCTTCTGACGCAGCGCGGCCAATTCTTCCGATACCGGCGCCAGATTGGCCCGCGCATCAAGCAACGCCTTGGCTTTGGCGCGCATTCCAATAATGCCGGGGATCGGCAGCTTGTTTAGCGCCGCCTCTTCCGCATTGGCCAAATCTTCGACACTGCGGATTTCAACCTGCGCCAAAACGCGGACCATTTCTTTCGTAGCGAATGGCGCAGCGTCCAAAGGCATTCCGATAACCGGCGCATCTTGGCCTTCCTTCCAGCGTTCGTAATAGGGCTTGATCACCGCCCAAATTTCTTCACCGACAACGCCCTTTTTCAACCGCGACACCTTTTCGGCAACGGTCGAACGCATGCTGTCGCCCTTTTTCACCCACCGCACCCAATCGGCGGCTTTCATGTCGGCGCCTTCGCCGCTGTATTCAGTCCAGAACTCAATCGGCATTATGGCCACGGGCTCGCGGCTTTGTCCGGTTCCACTCATAAGGTCATCTCCAAAAGGAAGGCCGGGGATTGATTTCCCCGGCCCCGTTGATCATCAGATCGTCACGCCCTGAATGGCGTAATTCATAACCGCCGGCGCCGTGCCAGCACCCGCACCGCGGGCCGTGGTCAGGAAGATGCCATCGCAGGTAATGGAACCCGCAGTGCCATCATCATCAAGCTGGCCAGCCGTGGCGGTCGTGTTCAAGCGCACATTCGCCGCGCATGACGCGGCTACCTGCACGTTGCACACGCCCTTCACTTGCACCCAGCCAAAGCTACTGGCCGCAATAGTGACGGGCGCCACACCAAGCAGATCACCACGCGCGTCGTTCGACGTGCTGACCATGACGGCGGCATAAGCCTCGTCAATGGTGGCAACAAAGTTTGCCGTGATCCCGCCGACACCGGCTTGGACATAGACATACTCATTGCCAGTCTGGTCAATATGACGGTCGCCAAGGCCAAAGCCCTTACCTTGCGTCAATTCGGAGGCAGTTACGGAGTTGAGAATATCAACCCCAATCAGCGTAGTCATGTGTCGTTCTCCTTTCGATTACGACGCGTCAATAAGGATGCCTTGCAAGCTCCGGTTGGAGCAAACAAGCTGGCCCTGCCAGAACATCGGGATCACAACCGCGTCCTGATTGATGGAGACTTTCTCATCGTCCACCGTCCAGTTTGCGTCACGATGCGCGATCAATTCCAGGTAGTTGGTATTGAGGAAATACATCCTCTCTGCCGTCCTACCGAAATTGGCGTTATCGTCAAAGATCACGTCCGAATCCACGTATTTGAGGGACCGGAAGCCCGCAGTGCCTTCATCGGCAGAAGCATAGCGCTGCAAATCTTGCAGGCTTTCCCAATAGGCCGAGAAGAAATCGTGCGTGGACACGATCAGGTCAGGCTTGTCGCCACCACGGACGCAAGACAGATAAAGCGCGTTCATTTCGCCCTTGATCGTGCTTTTCGTCCAAGTGTTGGTGCCCGAGATTTCGCGGAACTGGTTGCGCCAAAAGGTGTAGGTCGCGCTGTCAATCCCGCCTACGGTGCCTTGACCGTTGGTTTGGATGATCAGTGCAAGCCCGCCAAGCTGGTTTGCCAGCGCGCCAGACGAATACAGATCGACCGACATGTTATTCATTGCCGTGCGTTTGGCGTTCTGAATGCGCGCTTCCGCCAGGTCAATCAGCTTGCTGGAACCCGCGTTCATGCGAAGCTCGCGGCCCGAAGCGGTAATATGCACCGCCGCTTGCACCCAATCATACTTCGCAGCCGACACAACATCGGAAGCAGAGATGTTCAGCGCGTCATAGCCCGAGTAGCGCTGATAGGTGCCGTTTTCCTGATAATCCAGGGGGCGCACGATCTCATATCCGCCATCAAGCACAGTGCGAACCCGGCCCCGGCGATTGAGCCGGTTATAGAGCGCGTTATGCTTGCTGACGTTATCAGAAATCTCAGTCGGATGGTTCCGAAGGGTCGTCGTGACCATTTCGGTAAATGTAGCGTTCGGGGACGGCATTGCCGTTCACTCCTTTGCTGAAGGTTGAGGATTAACCCGTGAGTTTCCGGTAAGTGGCTTCCAAGCTGCTGCGAAGGTCTGGCGGCCTGCCGGGGGAACCCGACACCGCGCCACGGCTCCGCATGTTAATCGAAGCGGCTTTCTTGGCGTCCGCCGCCTTGGTGGCGGCTTCTGCCTTAGCCTTCGCCGCGCGTTCGGCTTCCTCGGCTGCCTGCACTTTGGCCCATACCGCATCATTCATGCGAACGGCTTTGGTGTAAGCATCTTCCAGCCCTTGCGCTGCACCGGACGCAATCAATCGGCCCATGTCCGCGCGAACATCGGCAAAGTGTGGCCGTAGCGGCTTGCCGCTGGCGTCCTTTGCCTGTTCAAATTGGGAAATGGTGGATTGAAGCGTTTCGGCCTGTTGGCGTTCGATGTGCTGCTTAAGTTGCGTTACCTCACTCACTAAGGCGTGTTGCATTGGATCAACCGGCACGGCAGGTTGCCCCGCTTGACCGGCAAAATGCGCGCGAAGATCAATGCCGCGTTGCCCGGCGAACCATTCAATGAAACGCAATGGATCGCGCCCGGCCTGAGTAGAGACATTGACGAGCATTTGAACGGCTCGCGGAATGTCGCCATACTCGGCTACAAGCGCGGTTTTGTTTTCACCAATGGCTTGCTCGATCGCGTCATAGAGCGAAGCGCGCTGCCCTTTTTCCGTGATGGCTTTGTGGGTTTGGCTTTCCCGATCCAACACGTAGCGCTGGACATCGGGCGGAAGCGTTGCCCATTTGGCTTTCACCTCGGCGGACCAAGAGGAAGGCGGCTCGATGGCCTCGGCTTGAGGTTCTGCCGCCTTCGCTGTCTCGGGCTGGTCCGGTGTTTCTGGC